TTAGCTACCTATCAGTACTAACAACACTTTCCATACTTCATCCAAAGGCAACACTGGCAGAACAACACCCATCAATGCCAACAATGGCACCATGACGTAGTTCCAGAGAACGATGAACGTAAGTACCCAACCTAGCCCCTGACGCCATGTGAAGCCCTTACGTGTTTCTTCAAGGGTGATCTGATTCTGCTCATGACTGTTCTGTGCCTGTAGCTCATCTTTGCTTTGAGATCTCTTGGTAAAGTACCCAATCCCGCTTTTGACCAAATCAATGATCGTTGTTATCCATAACATTTTCTGTCTCCTGCTTCCGTTCCTGTTGGACGAGGTAACACCACGCCCGATATCCTTTATGCTGTAATGGGAAGGACATGAGTACTTGAACGTCATGAACGATTCCCGATATCTCCCATTTTGATTTATCTCCTACTTCTAACCGTGGTTCTGACCCTTTAAGAAAACTGATAGCCAGTAGATCACCACCATCTTTCAGTACTTTCTTCTTAATGAGTTTGTGAGTTGCATAAACCTTGTCGTAAGGATAAGTCGTTGAACACGGTACTACCCCGTGTAATTGCTGATTCTGTAGTTCTTCATGCGGGTAGCATGGAAACTGAGTGATGTATTCATTTAGTTCCATCTGAACGTAAAACTCCCTTTCATATTGCTGAATTCCTGTATTGCGTACTTGCTGCTTTGTTTGTAAAAGTCGAACAGTTTTTTTCTCTTACGGGCGGCAATGACACCAATAACCCTCTCTGTCCGTGATTTACGTTTCGGTGTCTTAGTATCAATGATGTATTTACGTCCACCTTTCTCAATAGTCTTATAACGCCCCGATTTCAATCTTGGGCGTAATCCCTGTATGTTTCCTTCCTTCGTGAGTTTTGCATTAGTGGTAGGAATGATTTTCTCACCTGCTTTTTCACTACTGCCTAAGACGAATTTAAGGTATTTAGCCTGATTTCTCTGTACTGTAATGTTGTTGTAAACGGTACTTGACGATCGACTATTATTAAACGTAAATCTAATCGCTTTCTGCGTAAAACTCACTGCACCGCCTTTTGCCTTAGTACTGATGTCATTTTGAATTTTATCGGATACAATTTTAGCCCTACGGGTTAATTCACTATTAAATTGATTACCCCATTGTTGACCATTGCGATTTAACTGATTGGATACACTTTGAGGGCTGGTATTCCAACGCCCTGTTATATCAGCCATGACAGTACTTCCTGAATAATCTTCGTAGTACTGCCCTTGTTCTTAATCAAACGGGTTTTAGTCATAATTGCCTTATTAAGACATTGACTATCTGAGCCGAAGATACTGATTAAGGCAGTTTCAACCAATGCCGCTTCCTGTACTGTTGGAAAACACCATAGGATCTTCTTAGTGTGTTTATCTCCATCTTCAATGTACTGTTTTACTGTCTTTGAACTTGAATTATATACAGACCAATTACTTTCTTTCGTATCAGATTTACGCTGATTAATATGCTTTAATTTCTGATATGTTTGTTTAACACCAATGTAGTACTCACCAGAATCAGGGAACTCTATGAGATATACAAAAGCGGCATATTCTGGCACATCATCTAATGACCAATCTTGAGGGTTATACATTTGCCATATCGTGTCCATGAATCACCCCCTGACAACATAGGCGATCATGTCATCTACACGATTCGGTGTTTGCCTGTACCAAAGACTATCTTTCACTTCGATAATTGCTGTTGCGTAGTTTCCAGTACTTAACGCAGCAAGGAACTTCTTAAATCCTCGTGCCTTAGTTAAACCTAGCTGGAAGACCATCATCACAAGAAAATCATTCCAACGTGAATCTTCGGGAATCTTAATGTTTAATTTTTTCACATCTTGCTTTGCTCGTTGGATATCGGCATGTAGTAATAAATTCGCTTCAACTTCTGTTATGCCATTCTTGAATGTCTGTTTTTCATTTCCAATGAGTAAATGACCATATCCAATAGTTTCATATCCAAGATGATCTTTATAGATTCTGAATTTATTATCTCGGTAATATCCCAACTTTGTTTGATATGTTTTAGTACCTTCATACTGTTTTAATTTTTCATACAAATCCATTTGTATTTTCTCCATAATGATTTCTATACATTTATTTATGGAGAAACAAAAAAAGTGGCCTACAATGAGGCCACCTGTTACTTGTCGAGTATTGTCAAAATCCTTACGATATTCTGATTTATTTGTGTTAACTGTTCTTCGAGTTTTTCAAGATTATCCTTAAGTGCTTCTTGTTCAGTTTTCAAAGTACTGATACTTTGTTTCACAAGAGCAGTTTCAGACTCAAGTTTAATCACGCGATCAGTAAGTGTTTCACCGTCACGCTTCTTATCCCTATATAATGTCCAGAAAAAACCAAGAACACCCACGACACACAATATAATTGCTATTGCAATATCCATTATTAGTTCCTGTTATTATTATTTTCTACTTCCTGTATTTATTCAGAAATAAAAACTTGCATCTATTGTTGGGATGTTTGCATTTAATACTGCAAATCTTCTATGAAACTGAGGGTTAGCTACTGGCATCAGAATACCATTACTATGGTTAGCTTGAAATATCCTGTATTGACCATTTTTCATGGAAACACCAATGTCTAATATATGTAACATATACCAACTTTCACCTCCAGGCCCTGATCTCGCAGTAATAATAGTGTGAGTACCATAAGAACTAGATAGCGGTATCATAGAGTTAAGTGTAGGTAATGCTGACCATTGTTGTGCTGCTACATCATTAAAGTTAATTGAACCATTCAACATAATAGGAGGATTGTATGATGAAAAAGTACATTGACCAAGTTCATTAAAAACATTAATACCTACTTGTCCTGATGGTACTGGTTCAATAAGAATTCCACTTGAGAATACAAGGATATCCATTTGTATAGAACCATTATAAGGTTGTGGCACTTCACTAAATTCCGGTATCCATAAACCAAACTGCTTACTATTAGCAGTATCATTTAAAACAACTGAAACATTGTCTTGATTCCATCTGGCATAAACAACTGAGTTCTTAATGTTTGGTATAGTACTGGGTAGTTCCTGCAAGTGGCTTATGGAACCAGAATACTTATATACTAAACACCCAGCTTTAGTTGCATCTTGTATCTCGTTGTAATTTGTACCACTCGCTAACTTTAATCCAAAACCTTGTGTTTGAGCACCACCTACCTCATATACGTTTGTTGGATAAGATCCAGATATATTAGAATTAGTATTCCACGGATTGTTAGCACCATAAAAATATAGTGGAGGATCGGATGTACCAACCCTACTTTTAAATCTTATAGCGTTTCTATTACTATTTAATTCGATGTCAACTAATGTACTTGAACCTGATACACAGTCCTTTACATTATAGAATATTTGGCTATTAGGTGATGCAGGAACTGGTAAGGTATTCCATTCAGCATTATTAGTTACCGTCCCTAATCCTGTTATAATTCTACTATCACTCCTTAATTCATAATTTTTACCAAGAATGGGAGAATATAAAACTATTCCTGTATCTGTCATTATATCACTCCCACTGCAACACGAAGCTGCCCTGAACTATCATAAACTCTTAAGCCATTTGTATCTAATTCAACACGCTGACCAGTTACAGCGGATTTCATTTGCAATTGACCTGCATTGGTTCCTGATTTACCTAAACGCCACCCTGAACCACTTGACCAGTTATCACTTTGAATATCACCACTTATTTTAGCATTAGTGATAGAACCATCTTGAATTTTGAGATTATTAATACTTCCATTAATGATTTTTGCATTACTAATACTTGCGTCTGCGATAAGTGCAGTACCGATACTGGCATTCTTAATCATTGCGTTATTTAGATAAACAATACCATTATCAATGGTGAATGGACTCTTAGCATTAGTACCTGAACCAGCAGATGGTGTAACAATAAATTTATCGGCAGTGAAATATAATGCCGAATTGCTTACACTCCCATCTTGTGCCATTAACTTAATACCAGCTACCATACCGTTAGCTTGTACTGCTAATGAATAACTTGAATTAATTGTACCTCTTAACGCATTAACATCAGTACTGATCTTAGTATTAACACTAGCGATATTATTATTCAGATTAGTTTGTACTTGATTTATCGCAGTAGCATTAGTCTGATCTGCCAGAACCAGAGTACTATTCAATTGGGTAATTTGAGCATTAACCTTATTATAGATATTAGCATTACTACACTGAATACCCGTTACATACCAATGATTAGTATCTGTATGACCTTGATCTATTTGAACCCAAATACGAGCGTGTGCCCCACCGTTTGGAATAGTAACAGTACCTTCAATTTTAACCCATTGATCACTTGCTGCTCTTCTGACTCCATAATAAAAACCAACAATGCCTCCAGTCTTATTGTAGACATATAACCCAATACCTACTGGTGCTACGTTTTGACTATCTGTAGCTGTAAACATACTGAGATTAAAAATATCTCCCCCCGTAACAGGGATGGCTTTTGTACCAATGGCATCGCGACCAGAAACCCTATATACATTAGTAGTCGGAGCATATGGTGGATTAGGATCAACAACAATAACTGCATTATGATCAAAACCATTAAGTAGTGTTGTATCTGCATTTGGATTTATGAATAAGTTTCCATTTAATTCACTACGTATTTGATTAAATTGCGTAGCATTAGCGGTGTTTTGTGTAACAATTGTGTTATTGAGATTAGTTATATTACTGTTTGCCGTATTAATCTGACCTGTGAACTTAGTATCTAGATTAGTAATTAGCGTACTGTTAGCCTTATCACCATCACTTACTGTCTTTTCTAATATTGTGATTTTACTGCTTGTATCTGATATTTTATTATTCGTTGATGTTTCAAGTGTGGTGATTTTCTGATTTAACGCACTATCTGCATTTGTATATGCTGTTGTTAACTTTGTTTCACTCGCCGATATTTTATTACTCGTATCGGTGATTATCTCACTCTTAGTCTGTGCGATCTTAGTTGTAGTATTGGTATTTGCCGTTTGGATAGCATTAGCCATCTGCTCATCTGCATATCCTTTAGCATCATCAAGTACTGTAGATAGCTCACCACTGAGATCTAATAAATCCTGAATATTATCAATATCATCTTGCGAGAATTGATAATCACTTTTTACAGTAATAGATTGTTCAGTACTGAAAATGATGTTATCAGTGCCAAATACGTCATAATGACCCACTCGGATTTTATATATACCATCATCGAGATTAATACTTGTGAATTCACTTTCTGTTGTATTGGTTATAGTACTGTTTCCAACACGGTCAGTAGTAACAATCTGAGTTCCTACATAATCCTTTTCATTTGATTTAGTCCATGAAACATACACACTTCCAAAACCAGCTTTTACCACTACGGTAGAGGGCATGGCATGTTGTTTATTCTCAACGGTTAACTTAATCTCCTGTGAATACGTACCAGAGTTAAAGCCATGTGCAATAATACCAATTTCTAATTTACGGCCTACGGTATTCAAATCACGAGTTAAATCAAAACTATTAGATGTAGTACTAAATGATTTAATATAGGAATTTCCATTATACAATCTAATTTCATAGTATCTAAAGTAATCACTAAATTTCTTACCATTCACGACTAAATTACTTTGATCGTCCCATTGAAAGCGAAAGTCTTGTGCATCTGTAATCAACGTACTGGTAGTACTGTTTATCAATTTCAAACCAGTGATCGAAGGTAAGGTAAAATCATAATCTGGTTTAACATTTACAGTATTAATTAACGCTGAAACATAGCCCAGATTGTTATATGCCTGTACTGAAAACTGATAAGCATCAGATGTTGGTAATGATATTTCAAATGATGATGTATATCTATTGACTGAACCAATATCAAGCCATGTAGTTGAAGTACTTTCACGATACTTAACATAGTATCCAGCAAGATTAGCATCAGTACTGTGATCCCATATGATAGTAACAATGTTGCCAGTACTTGACATGCCTTTTTTAACTACTTGGATATTTCTTGGAGCGATTACTGTGCTTGGATCAGGTAGATTCGTTTTAAAACCATCCTGTGGGAATATACCTGTATCAGTACCTTCATATATTTCATCATAGTACTCAACGCATGATAATTGGCATAAGCCGATTTGTTCTGCGGAGAATGGGAGTGTTTTACTCACTACACGAAACTTCTTCTCAAGATAACCTAACTCATCATAGCTGATAGTGATAACATCCCACACCGAAACATTCAGTGCATCATAAGTATTAAACTGGATAGTACTGTTAACATGTTTTGATTTTAAAATCTCTGGATTGACCAATTTAGCCAATTGTCCTTTATCCTGTACTAATAGGTAGTCCTCATCTTTCTTTTTGATAGTTCCATCTTTGACAAGAATACCCGATTCCATAATATCACTTGGAAAACGGATAACGTCGTTGGCATAGTCATTCTTTGGATTGGTGTAGGATGCATCAATACAATTGTAATAATCGTTTTGACTTCCTGAATTTAACTGTACTGAACCAATGATATTATCTTCACTGAAAGATGCTACAGACAGATCGGCAATATCCAATGCAATCTTAAATTTACTTCCAGACTGATAAAGTACTCCACCGAATGTTTGTAAGATTGACTCTATATTACGCTTAAATGATTTATCATAACTAATAGTACCATTACATCTTAGTTGATTATTCTCACAGTACTGTGCTGCAATGCGGAAACTGTCTGTATCAATGTCTGCGGGATCAATTCCTAAGCCAAAATAATTATCCGTAATGTAATCAGTGAGGATTGAGACAGGATTTGAAGATGTTTTAATCGTATTAGTCAGAACATCATTAATCTTACGACCACGCATCTCAATGGCAAGAGCATAATTATAATTTACTAATATTCCGTCAATTTGGCTGTCTTGTGTCTTGCGAATAACAGAAGTGATAGTAACAAGGCCATCACCTCGCATTTCATCAGTCCAACGATCACCGCCGTACTGTTTTGCAAGTGACATTGAATCATCATATGAGTCTTTTCCAAAGCGTACTTCCAACTGTAGATATGGCCTAAACCGATCTTTGATGTATGCAGAAGGTATAATCCCTTCCTGTGTAATCGGTGTTCCAAGTACTGCCACATTGTCGAAATATAATTGGTTGATGAAATTATCGACCTCACCAATACTGATACAGTGAACCGTGCATAGATAATTACTCTGTTCATTTTGAACATTCTGCCACGCGATAATTGAACCAGTCTTAATTAATGCACCATGTTCTCCGCCATATACAATCGGAATACCCGTACTTGGCGATGTTGAACGCGATGATTGACTAGATGTGCTGGAGTATTGCGTATTCCCTAAGTCTCCAACTTTCATCATCATTGAAGAGGCAAGATAAGAGGCTGCGGCTGCGGCAACCCCTGCCGCTATAATCCATCCCATTGTTAATGATGCTGCGTAGGCTGCTCCGGCTGCTGAAAGCCCAGCAATGATCGCACCTACTGCTGCTGCTACTGCCATACTTTATTTCCCTATATAATAAATCTCCCATTCATCCAATGAACAGAAATGTGCTAATTCGTATTTGTTGTTATTGAGTACTAAAACCCTCCCATTCCAATAAGTACTGGCATGATTACCTTTAAGTAATATGCATCCATTACTTGGAATAGAGTGTTTAGTTCCTACAGTATTTAGTAGATCGCGTAATGTTGGGTATAGCGTTGTTCTTGAATATATCCATCCAGATTTAGGATCATGATACTTTCCATGATAGATATCCCTATACGATGTTCCTGATTGAATATCAATTATCGTGAGTGCAAGTATATGACAGTCATTAATTCCGTAGATTAACTCTTGATTTAGTAGACTTTGAATGTATTTTAGGATTTCCATATCTGACTACTTTGTATAACACCAATAAGATCAAAGAACTTATCCCCTTTATGAACTGATTGATGTACTGAAGTACTGGATAGTACTCGCTGTGTTTGATCTAACTTCTTCCATGTACTGTTAATATTGATAGTTAACTCATTCTTACCCTCAAGTGGATTAATATCAGTATTGAAACCATCGATATAACCCGTAAAATAACGTATGTGAGACATGACAAGGCCATTGGCAGGGTTAAGAATGGTCATATATATGTGAACCTTTGCATTGTTCAGTGTGCCGTTTAAAGCCATTGAAAGGTATGATTGCTGTACATTCGATACCTTGAAAGACGTACCATTATTATTGATATCTTTCTTCTCAGTTACAGTACTGAAACTCGAATCAAGGAAATCAGGGCTGGCGATATATGTCACACCATTAGCTTCAATATCTACATAGGCATCAGTTAGGAAAAATGCGGGACTGTTAACAGGTATAACATCAACACATTTAACAATGATCCCCATTGAGTAAATTTCTTGTTCTGTAAGACGTGTTTTGTTATGTCCTCTGGTAAGATTCCAGTACTCTAATAAATCCGTGTTGGTGACTAGTGATTCATCGATTATCATGCTGTAATGTCCTCTACTGCTGTAAAAGTCTGTTGTAGTACCTTTTCCGATTTGTACTGATATTGGTTTTTATCGATATTCAGAATGAAAGTACCTTTAATATCGTTGTATTTTATTGTTTCATTTTCCTGTACTGATTGCCGTAGGCTGGGGAATATCGATAGATTTTGACCATCATTAGCAATGATTCGGTAAATCTTCTTATGGCCTGAGAACTGAATCAACGTACCTACTTCAAGATCGGAATCGCAGCTTATTTTATACGTATTCTTATTAGCGACGTTCAGTACTGTTACTATGTCTTTCTGGATGCCGTTATACATTGAATACCATCCAAGAGACATTTCAAACGATTTCCCCTGACTATGCTCTGTGATCCATTGTTGAAATTTCAATCTATCTTCAATATTTAAACTTACCTGAAAACTAATATCAAAGTACTGAATTCCCGTTGAACGTTGAATCAAACTGCCTGAATTGGCCTGATTTTTATACATGGGTTGATTATCAGATAGTACAAAACTACTGATTAAAAAATTGTCCATAATATAACTTCCTTATTGTTATTATTATCATGTAGTATTTATGAGGGTAGTGCTGGATTCGGTGTGTGGTGTGTAGTTGGATGGATTCAGTGCTACCTACCTTTGTGAAATTTATGTAAAGACAGGACTTACACATGAGTAGCAGCCTAAAATTAAAAGCATATGTTTATTGGTTCATTTTCAAAAGATATTTTAAAAAAGTTAATTGGCAAATAGTTTCAATCGTAATACCTTTGATTATTTTCACTTCCACAATAGCTTTTGACTCTAAAAAGGCAAGAGAAAATGAAGAAATCTCTAAAAGTAACATACGATTAATGCTTGCATCAGAAATTAAATTCAATCTTCTAACATTAACCACTTCGGGAAGACGAGATGATGCATTAGATAATTTATTGTTTTGTGCTGAACTCCCTGAAGATCCTGTTAATAAATCCAAGAATCTGATCACTCTTTCAAACTATATAAGCAATGACATATATAATGCTTATTTAGATAAGTTGAGCATTCTTGAATCTTCTGAAAATGCTGCTTTAGTACAATATTACAATGCTATCCGAAGATTTAAACGTATGGCAACTAACTTAGAAAATAAGTCAGCAAGTGAGTTAATAACATCCCTTGATGAAATATCTCTTATGGAGAAAGAATTTCTCAACATTTATTACCAATCGTCTGGTGTATTTTCTTTAATACGCAGTAAGAATTCAAAGATACCCGCTCTATAACCTAAACAGTACTAGTATGGTTGCGGTGCCAGTACTGCCTGCTTTACTGGAAGGCACTGCCCCCACAGCCCTATTACTGCATGTTAAGTATGATTAGTGGGCACACCCTATGATCATTATATTAAAGATCTATTAATAGGGGGGTGTGCCCATTAATGAGAATAATTCTCAACGATCAAGAGTTTCGTTGCTGCGATTGGCGTACTGCCTGTACCAACGAGTCACGGTGTTTCTGTAACATCCGATTGAATTCAGCATCGGTAAGCTGACCGGAACCTTGAACAATCAACGGTGCGTTAATTTCAATATTTCCAGTACTGTTATTATCATCCGAAGACTTCAGGAATCGTGATAAATCTTGGTTCAAAGCCGCACCAACAACACGTTCCCCTTTCTCAAGGTTCCATGTTCCCGTATTGGGTACATTGTCGATACCATCATGTGCCTGACCTACCGTAGTGCCTTTGATAGTACTGATAATACTTGCACCTTGTGCCAATGCCTGAGCACCTGCTGCAATCCCCATAGGCCAGCCTAGAGCCATTGCCTTTGCTACTGACTGCTGTATCGCTATCATCGATTCTGCTATCGCTAATCCCTTACTGACAGCAAAGGCCGCTTTCGCAGCACCAGACTGTTTACCAAAAGCACCTGAGAGAATCGTGCCTAATGAGTTTGCCATTCCTCCCATCATGGAAAGTTGAGCGTTGGTCTGATTAACCATAAGGTTCATACTGTCTTGATTATATTTGTCCTCAAGCTGTTTCTTACGCTCAAGGTACTGTTCAAGGCTTAATGTCTTATTTGCCAGTAACTGATTATTAAGTATTAGCTCGTTATTGTGCTGTTCCTGTAATGCATCTAAATCAAGCCCCAAGCCACGAGTATCAAAGGGGTTGCTATCATCCCGATCAATACTAGCATTCTTATTCATATTCTTTAAGAGATCTGAACGCTGTTCAGTACTGAGATTATCCCCAATGGCAGCCAGATTTTTCTGTAGCTTCTCTGGATCGGTTTCCTTGAGCATTTCATCAACCATCTGCTTGTATGCCTGACTACGTGCCGCATACTGCTTGGTCAATAATTCAGTCGTTTCCTGTTCGGTTAGCCCTGTTACTTTGGCGTTCTCTTTTAACTTACGCTCCATTTCGTCGTACTGATAATTGAAACGCTGGATACGAACGGCCGAATCGCTGATGCCAATCTGTGACATTTGATTCTGTATTTCCCGTTGTGCCTGTAACTGCTTCTGCTTAAGGCGTTCTGCCTCTGCTGCGGCTTTCCTGGCTGCGGCTTCTGCCTTTGCCCGTTCCTGTTCCTGATTAACCCATCCACCCGTTGGTGTGACTTCTGACTTTTTAGTATTGTTATTAACGAAATCGAGTAAGTCCTTAGCCTGATTATCTAATCGGGTTGTCACATCAATCGAGTAACCCACTTCCTGAACACCGTCTAATTTTCGGAATAACTTAGCAATAGCGGTATCACCGCCATACCAAAACTGACGTAACATTTCGTTGAAATCTGAACCCGTCCAGTCCTTGTTCAAAAGATCGAATAGTTTAGTGATCTCAATGACAGTCGGTGCCAATGCATTGGCCTTCCATGTACTGAATGATTCACTCAATGCCAGTACGTTTTTCTCGTAGTCACGGTATGCACGGGCGTTATCGTTTGTCAGGACAACATGCTGTTTCTGTAGTGCATTAAGAAAGTCCTGCTGGTTGCTATACTGCTTCAATACATCCACCAGTTTGGAACCATCAGAACCCAATGTTTCAAGCATGTTTGTGATTTCTGCGGTTGATTTACCCGCATCACGGAGTTTGTAGTAGGCGTGGGTTAACGCTTCAATCCCGCCATTCTGCTTGTTCAGGTACTGATTAAACTCATTCAGTTTTAGTCCGTAGGCTTTCATATCTTCTGCTGGCCCTGAACCATCCCTGAATGCATCCCCTAAGTGGTCGAGTACATCACGGTTCAAATCACCAAACTTCTCAACATCAAGGCCAAGCCCCTGAAACAGAGTACGTAGACGTTGCAGATCTTCGACCGTTAAGCCTGAATTGCGTGATATCTCATTCAGTTGATTGGCATAGTCGGCACTTCCTGATATCAATGTTGCTAAGCCGCCAACGACTAAACCAGCTGCTCCCGCGAACCCAACGAGACCGCCAGATAAACCCATAACACCGCTGGTCATTGACGTAAAATTGCCCGATAACTGGCCTAAGATACCTCCGGCATTATTGCCAAATTGTTGAAACGCATTTCCACCCTGATTTAACGCATTAACAAGCCCCTGAGAGTTACCCGTAATAGTAAAGCTCATGGATTGATTATTGTTTGCCATCGCTATTTTCCTTAATGTCAAACAATGACATTATTTTATTATGATTTTCTTTTTTGCGATCCTGTATTAGTTCTTCCTGTGTCTTCCCTGAAATCAAACCATTTATATCAGCAAGAGCTAAAGGCGTGAATTTATCATAGTCATTCTTACCGACATGCCCACTTGCCATGTATATAGCAGATAATACTTGTCCATGTCGTAATTGATCAATATAACCGCCCGATGGTTCAATTAATGCATCGAGAACCATTAAGTACTGATAAAGTAAAAAGGGCATGGACATGATTTCCTCATATCCCATGCCCTTTTTGTTTATTTGTTTTAATGCATAGTGTAAGACAGGATCGCCTTTTACTTTTTTTCCATATCTGACATTGCTTCAATCAGTAGTTCATTAATCTTCTGGTAGATTTTAGTGTAGTACTGGAAATCCAGTTGATTTACTTCCTCTTCACTGCTGAAAATTTTATTACCATCAACATCAACGACACAATTCATAATGGTTTTACTCTGAGTATCGCACAGTGCATATTCAAGTACTGTTGGTAGACGAATGTTTAGTTCAATACCTTCAATTTCAAATTTATGATTCTTGATACCAAGTACTTTGATGAGTTCCTGAAAATTCATATTACTCACCTGTTAGTACTTTTGATTCTACTGCTTTACCATCTACTGCAAGGGTAAATTCACGAACAACGGATTGGTCTTTATCACCCGTAACGTTATCTTTTGAAATGAATCCGTTATAGACAACTGAATAGCCAGTAGTATTGGTTGCATTTTCATAGTAGGTAATACGTACTTGTACACGGGTTTGATTCTCACTTGCCTGTAGGAGTTTCGCATGTACTGCATTATCAGGAAGCCAGTTAACACTCAGGGTAATATCTGGAACTTGGCGAGATCCTAAAAGCTTTCTGTCGTATGTTGAATTAAACGACTTTACCGTAATCACCGTGCTCTCTGAACCACTTGTTGGGAAAACGGCTATCTCTGGAATTACCTCAAAAGTACTTGATACCGTGCTTCCTGCCGTACCTAATTCAACTTTAATATTCGCACCAGCGAAAATATTCATTGTCATTTTTAAATCCTTTTCTTAATAGTGAGTAATCCGTTACTCACTTGTTTGTTCATCATCATTATTATTTATTTTGGGTTGTGAGTATATATAGACCAATTTAAATACGCATCGTTTTGATTCATACAGTTCAGTACTGTCATCTGATATGACTCGCTCTGTCGATTCATGGGTTATGCTTGATACGTTTACCTTTTCATTAACCAATGCGATTTTTAACTGTTGTGAATTCATAACTGAAAGTACATCAATAAGAGCACTGTTATTCAATGCTTCATCAGTACCCACAATGACGATATCAATATTCAACTCTGCCTGAATGTTATTACCCATTTTTACAGGCGTGTAAGTTTCAATCATATCACCAATAAACAAGGTGTATTGCTGTTCATCCTGTAGTTGTCTTTTGAATGGATTGTTAAGTACTATATTCTTTTCAGACAATAATAATGATGTGATTGTTTTTTGTATTTGATACATCATCATAATTTCGTTCCTGTTGCTTTCCGGTAGTACACATTAACCAGTCCTGATAAGTCATCCTGAATATTCTCAATGATATACTCAGTGTTGTTAATGTGAAAATGCTGCCCTACCTTTACTGAATCTCTTAGTGTCGTGAAGTAGTTTTGTTGTACTATTGTATCTTCAAAAACGACTTCTTCCTGTTCATGGATTATTTTTATTGTTTTACCATTCAGTACTAAATCCTCACCAAACGTATTCAGTAGTATTAGGGCATCATTTTGATTAAATGCCCCAGACATATTAAGCCGTAGTGACTTTTACAGCAGTGAAGTATTCAGGGCGTGTAATATTGAAATCTACGTCAGCAAATACGCGAAGATGAACCCCACCTTTTGCACGGCTTGTCGTATCATCACGGTCAATTGCTAATTGTGACCATTCGGCAAGTACTACCTGACTAAAATCACCAATGATAAACTGATCACGGTCTGCTGCTGAAAAAACATATTCGTAAACAGGAATACCTAACATACGATTATCAGAATCAATTAGGAATTGCTCTGGTGTGATATGAATAGCTTTTAATTTTGCCTTTAGGCTTGGAGACATAACGATAGAGAGTTTATCTGAGGATACTTTCATATCACCAATATCACCGATCAACTTGGTGATACGTTCATAGGTTAGGTCTGCGACTTTGATAGTTTCTTTCATTGCTTCTGTTAGGATTTTAGAGAATACAGCACGTTCTATCTTTTCAGCACTACCAGAAATAATTGTCTCAGTTAAGTAACGCTCTGCTGCTGCGGTACTCTTCTGTAGTAATCGGGTAAGATAAACTCCAGTAGTAAAAGTACGGGGAGTTAAAACAATATTTTGGAATTGTGCGTTTGAATCAACTGCTGCGGTATCTTCATCAACAAAACCAGATCCAGCCGTAAAATCATCATAGAGCATTGGCAACTCAAGATTACCATCACCTTCTAATCCGCTAAAAATCTTCACAGGGAAGTTTTTCAATACGCTATTTTGACGTACAACATCAATGAATGAATCATACTGGATAGTATTTTGAATTAGCGTACCACCGCTTGATGGTGATGTACTGGTACGTTGTAGAGCAGACACAGGTAAAACAACACCATGATTGTTATATTCGCCTGCGGCACGTTCACCAGTAATTAATGAACGAATTGTATTTTGTAGGGAAAAGTTTTCCATTTGTATTTCTTCCTTGAATGTCATCTGGCGTTTGAATTCCTCAACGCTCTTTTTATTATTTATTGCTTCTTGAACAATCCTTTGTTCAATTCCGAACACTTTCCCCACTGAAATAATTTCATGGATACGTGTTTCTTCTTTATTTATTTCTTCGGATTCAGTACTGGTTTCTTGTTCTGGTTCAGTACTAACATCATTGTCAGTAACCGACTCGTTTGTTGATTCGTCTTCGTGATCCTGAAATTTCTTTAGTATTTCAGGGTTATTCTTAATGTATTCGAGTACGTCATCATCTGATTCAATACTACGCCCAACACCGACGTTATCGTCTGCCGGAACACTGACTAATGAAACCTCATAGGGAGTCCAGCGAGTTATTAATAAGTCATTACCTCTAAATTCATATTCATTGATTTCATAACCTACTGAAACTTTATTAAGTATTCCTTCCTGTACTTGATTATATTTTTCCTGTCCTAATCCATATTCGGAAAAACGAACTAATGCACGACCTACTTTGTCCACATCAATACTGACAGATTCAACCACACCAATAAGTGAATCAAAGTCATGATTGAATAGTAAAGCGGCATCGTTTTGTAATCGACGCAGATCTACATTCTGCATTCCATGCAAAAGAATCTCATTGTATATCTGTCCATTAATTTCACGTTCAACCGGAGTTTCAGAACTAAAACTAAGCATTACCGTTCTATCAGAAATATCATCACTCGATAGGTTTATCTCCCTCGTTTGATTCTTCTTGTTTAATTCCATCTGTTGTACTTCCTTGTACTGTTATATTCTCTTGTTTATTTATCTTTTCCCTCTCTGAATTGATTTCTTCAAATACACGAATTGGATCTTGTCCTAAATCACGAATAACTTGGGATTTTGACTTAACACCCATATCAACAAGTATTTGTTCATATTGAGCATCTTTATTTGGATCAAGGGATATTTGTTTCGGTAAGATATATTCTGCATTCTTGATATTATCAAAATCACTAAACGATAAATTTTTAAGTGTGTTTATCATGAATACCTTCAACCATTCCTGATAGATGGTTTTTAGTACTTTCGATATCATAAGATTACTACGGGTTTTCATTCCATCGCGTTGTATTCGATCTGACATTTTCGCCGCCGAGAATGAAGCATTAGCAGTATCACCAGTGAGATTTTGTTTTGTAGTACTTAACCCTGTCACAATGGTTTGCATGATAATTTCAGAGAATTCACTGATCTTATCCACTCCTGCTGTTGGGTTGATAGTTTCGATTGACTGCCCACGACCAAGTTCTTTAATGCTGCCAGGTTCTAAGTACTCAAAGTATTCCCGTTGCTGTTCTTCATCTTCATCAAGTAACCCACTGTCACTATCATTTTTAATGAAAGCCATCGCCGAACTACTGATGCGTTTGCCAATCAGTGTGGCTTCGATATAGCTGTTATAATCCTGTAGTGCTTTCAATGACGGACATAGATCGGGAATGCCCCTCTGCTGATTGGGGAACTCAGGAATGAAGTAGTGGATTATCTCATCGGCTGCTACACGCTTACATGAGGCTACCTGTAGTGAGTAGTTCAATGGATGAACATCAGCAATATGATAGGCCTGTACCCGACCGTCTTGATCATATTCAATGCCATTGCTGATAAAATGACCATGTTGTAATAGTTCATTTTTAGTACTGGGTATTCTTGCTGAATCAATGATACTAAACTTCACTGATTGCCTATCTCGGTGAATCCGTATGAAGCATTCACCATCAATTGCCCTTGTACGCTCCACAAGTTGCTGGAACAAATCGATGGATAAAGATCCATCAAAAGAAAACTCACTCGCATTCTCTGACCAGTCATAAAATGCTTTTTCTAAACGTTCGGATAGCTCCTGATTTGTTGTTCCATCATGGCTAAGAGATCTTGGCCTGACGGTGATCCCATCAGCACCTACGACAAGATTGCTTGATAGGCTGACATAACGTTTTGCAAACGGGTTTTGTACTGAAAGGTGGCGACATGCTGATCGTAAACTTGGTAAGGATTGTCTCAGTACTTGATTGACGCTCCAGTTACCATATGCCCCGCCCATTGAAGACAGGCGATCACTACTGATACCCACAATCGAATCGCCAAATGTACGAGAATTATTAATCTCCTGAATTAATCTATTTGGGGTTAATGAACGAGTTCGTTTTGCTTTTGGTTGATGCGGCTCTGTCTGTGGTGGCGTATTATTATTTTTGTTTTGAAAAGGCCACATTCCTTGTGTCCTCCTGTATTATGTGCGTTCCTGTTTATTTAAACCTAAAATGAATAGTAGATTTAAAGAATGGCTCAGTGCCTGTACTCTTAACCTTCTTCTTCAACTTATTTATCTTTTCAGTTGTATCACCTTTCAATCTTAGAAGTACTTCCAACGATTCACGGATCAATGTTTTATTGTTGATAGTAAGTTGTGAATTATCATTTTTTATGCGAGCGTCAATGACTGCCTCAATATCGTTAAGTAGTTCTCTAAGATGGGTTAATTGGTCAGTACTTGAAAATGGATCTATTACGCTGACATTATATATTTCGATTATTTTTCCTGTTACATCTGAAAGTACTAAAACTTGATTATCACTCCATTCATCAGTTTGAAATACTGCTTCATGTTCATCATCAGCAGTGTAATCTATATTGAAGGGTTTTCCTCTGATAGTGCTGTTAGCAACCATCTTGACGGTGAATGGCTCACCTTTATAAATTTTATATTTTCTATCCAAACCATGCTCTCCCTGTTGAATTACGCCGCTGTGGTTGTGTTTTGGTTTTTATCTCTGGCATAATTGTTGTATTGATTTCTGTAGTATTTATAGTTTTCAGTTCTTGTTTACTCGCATATTGACGTAATTCTTTAAATGGATGTCCGGTTAATTTACTGAGTGAGTACTTCATACATGCAAGTGAATAACAAAGACAATCTAATGCCTCATTCCGCTTATGTCCCTTCTTGAGATTCCATGAATATCCATCGCCCTTACGTTTCAATTCTTCGCTTATAAGTTGTTCAAAGTAATCATCAGGCAGATCATGACTGAACAGTACTTTCAGCGGTGCATCATCGGGGTTTTCAGATACGGCATTGATTACGAGTGAACGAATCCATGTCTTAAGTTCATGAACGTTAAGATTGAAGAATGTCTGGCCTTTACTGGTTGATTGTTGAAACATGGGGATTATACGACTGCCCGATCCTTTGATCGGTTCAAGTACTGGATCACGTTGGCAAAAGGCATGTACGGTATTTGTTGCTCGCCCATTGCCTGAGTCAATGAATGCTTTAAGTACTTTTACCTTTCGTCCTGATACTGTACGAAAATTTGATTTCACGAATGCCAATAACTGATCATAAGCAGTATCGCCTTTAACCTCACAGTTTATGCCGTAAAATATCTTATGTCCGAGTACGAATAGCTCCTTATCATTAAATCCGAGGACAGTAGCTTCTAGTCTGTCTTGCTGTTGGTCACAGCCGACTGTTATTGCCAGTACTTCATCGGGTATGTTTTCAATATCAAATGAATCATCTCGTAGGTTTTCAAGTTTGATAATTTCAAGATCTTGCTGTAATTCAGAGTAGTGTAGTCCGAGTACTGTGTTATAGAATGACTGGTTATTATATTCGTACCATGCCAACCGGAATTCTGAGATGATATCTTGGATAGTACTGTTAGGGCTATACAGGCGATTTATATAGAATCCTGCTGTATCGGTAATTTCTGGTCTATGTCTGATCCAGAAGCCTTTAGAAACCATTCTGACACGTTGTGCTTCTGTGATTGGTTCATGGCAATCAGGGCAATGTAATTTTGCAGTCTTGGGATCGGGTAGTTTTCTGTTGCCTATTTGTTCCCATTCAAAATGAATGTTCTCGAAAAGTAATTCATACTCATGTTGGCAATGAATGCATTTGACATGATAATGCCTTTGATCTGAGTTCTGAAACTCGATATCAATGGCGTCACCAGAGAATGTTGGAGTACTGGATATAAGTACTTTACCTTCTGCTCCAAAATCGGTAATACGTTGCTCTGCTAATCTAATCGGATTACCTTCGGGATCATTAAGGTCTACTGCTGATACTTCATCAAGAATTATCCGTTTAAGTGTTTTTCCTCTCAGGTGATTAGGACTTCCAAGAGACATAAAGTAAAGAAAATTGCCATCGCGTAATTGTATCTGGCTTGCATTGTTAGCGTATCGTTTATCATTTTTATCAGTTATTAGATTATTGAGTACTGAAACCTGTTCAATAGTCTTGTCGATCTTTCCTGCTTTCCATTGCTTTAATTCATTTCCTGTCGCTTGTGCAATGCCAATATTACTTGAATCGGTATACATCCAGTAGAATAATGCAGAATTAAGGATTGTTGTCTTGGCTATTTGAGCACTGGTCTTATATACGACTTTCCGATACTGAGGGTCATCAATGATATCTAACATTTCCCGTTGAAAGGAATATAGTCGGATCTTTTGTCCAGCACTGGCACCATCTGGAAGTACTAAATGCGTTTCAGTGAATTCACTCGGTAGTAATTTTTGAGGGGGTGAAATACTATTGCGGGATTGATTAATTATCCTCTTTATCTTGCTGCTGTGGTTGTTCATCTTCCTTGTTATTTTCCTCTTGCAGCAATTCATGATTGAACCTACCGCATTCATTCAGTACTTCATCAATCCGTGATTGAAGTACTCTTTTAATATCTATTGCTTTTTCTTGTTCAAATAATTCCAAATAGGTTTTATTCGGGATAGTTCTGAGATGATCACGTATACGTTTTAAATATGCTGATAATTCATTCTGTACTGCGTTGATTTCGATAAGTTCATCCATACATTGACGTACTGATATTTCAGCCGCTTCTGCTTCTGCGGTTAACTTGCGGAGTCTTTCACGTTGTATCTGTTCCTGCGTATCCGTATCGCGTAGGGGTTGTAATATGTTTTCTACTATCCACTGCCGTACTTCCTGCTCAGTACTGGATTTTGGATCGGGCATTCCCTTTTTTGCCCATGATTGGCGAACGGTAGACTCATCATAGCCGTACTGTTTGGCAATTGATCGATAACTGAGTGCCATATGTGTTTCTCCTGTGGCGTTCCTTGGCGTGTTCTCAGTTATTTATCTTCTTCTATTAACTGCATTATTAAGTAATGACATGAAAACATTACAGTGGGCACACCCTATGATCATTATATTAAAGATATATTAATAGAGGGGTGTGCCCATTAATGAGAATAGTTCTCAAATATTGAGGGTATCGTGGCGGGATTGTTCAAAAACCATACATACGTGAAAGAACATGCGGTGCCGAAACCACGCTCGCATATATTTCTCAGGAGTACCTTTTAAAGCTCCTAAATTACATTGTACGGGGTTTTAGTTTAAAGGGTAGTGAATCCTTGGGAGAATAACTATAACGCCACATGAGCTTTATATTGATTTTAACCCGCAACAATTAATAAACATAGTGAATTAATAGGACGCTAACCAGCACTGTCATCAGCCTGTTTTCTTTGTGACACTTTTCGTTTATATTTCCATCTCATCTCATCTCAGAAAAGGGGACTTGTATGGAAATTAGACTCGCCGCACTCATTACTTTTTTTGTGATTAGTGGATGTATCGTCCCCCTAAACCTAGTTTCACCAAGAAAAATAAGCAATCAGATAAGCATTAATTCGCACGAATGATATACTAAAGGATGTTAATAATGCATTATAAGATAGAAAGCCAATGCCATTTTAAAGATATCGAATATCATATAAAGAAACACTTATGTACTGCCACTGAAACTATAAAGATCTGTGTCGCCTGGATCAACATTAAAATATTTGAACGAATACTTTTAGACAAAATAAACCAAGGAGTAGCAGTACATATTCTTTCCAACGATGATCTTCACAATACACTCTCCTATGAAGAATCACCGCCTATAATTAAAAAATGCTTTCATAGAGTCACTAATCCTATACACCGTAAGTTGATGCATAATAAATTTTGCATTATTGATGATGAGATATTAATCTCAGGAAGTTATAATTGGTCAAACAATGCAAACTATCATTATGAAAACATCATAATAATTAAGAATGACTTTCAATTAATAAAGGAGTTCAAACATCAATTTTCTGATTTAATGCACATGGCAAAAATGTCATTAAAAGACTTCAACTCGTTTAGAGTCACGAAAAACATACCTAATTTCAAATTAGGAACTATCAGCACCTCAAGAGGAATATTAGAAATATCAAAACTTCAAGTGTGGAATATTAGTCTTAAAGAAAATACATTTTTACACTTTGCCGAAATGGATGTACCTAACTTTATAAGCTCCATTGATTATGATGAACCAGACGATTGTTATAATGACAAAAAGGAATATTACAATGAGCTATTTGAATTGGAAAGATCTCAGTCCAATAGAATTCAAAAATATTTCCAATCTTCTCTTTTCGAAGTTAATGCTATTGGGAGTGCATATATAGCTAATGCTAATGAACATATTGAGTATGGTGAAGAAATAGAAAAAGAAATATCTCTATCGTGGATTGATATAAGGCTCAGAAACGTACTCCCATCCACGATAAATGCTGATGACGAGTTCTCTTCTTTGTGGGATGAAATATACTATTAAATTAAAAAGTCAGCATTTAAATAAAATTAATCTATGAAGGCATAGTTTCATATTCATTATGATAAGTACTGGAGCTATAACGGTTCCAGTACTTCACCATATCAACCTTCGAGATCTGTACTGGTACGTAACTTGTATAGTTCAATGGCCTTATCGCGTGTCACTCGTAACTTAGCATCTGACATGATGGTTCCCCATATCGTGCCATCTTGCTGTCTATAGAACGATTGCATAGCCTCGACATATGAATCACGGTACTTAATCCACGCCACTTGTGACTTCTTCAAACTGTTCTTGAACTCATCAGATTGATCTGCCAGCAATAGCTTATACTGCTTGTTCAACTCCGTGTCCCATGCTTTCAGACCAACACTGAAACATTCATTTGTGGCTAACGTATTTTCAGCTTTGTTAGTACAGGCTGATAACTGATCATCCAGTGCTTTAACGAAATCATCATTAGCGTATGATGCCGTAGTGATTGTTAATAGTAATGCTGTCAGTAATATCTTCTTCAATCAATCCCCCTTATTTTCAGTAGTAGTGATATTCCCTAGTGTTGACACTTACCGCTAAAATCAATAACTACCTTGATTATGAAAGAATGGGTGATATTTGTTAGTTATAATATTGGGATTTTCATTGTACAGTTCTGGCTTAGGGCGTACTACATGCTCTGGTAATTGTTGAGCCTCCCCCCAAGAACACGAAATAATCCTATTGGCAATTTTAGTTTTAGGAATTGCGTACTGCTCGTAGTACATGGTTCTCCAATTCGGATGATCCCATATCTTGGGAAAATTACTACTACGAGATTGTCGATACTCCTGACCATAACCTTGTGTCATTGAGTCATACAGCGGTTTTATTAACTGTTCTTCATACTTGGCATCACGGATACATGGGGAAGTAGCCATGATGTTATTCCACGCAGATAAGGATACTCCGTACTTTGTAAAGACCAATACTGCCGTACCTAAATCTGCTGATGATGGTGACATTTCCCGAATCTGATTCACTAACTTCACTTCTAAGGGATTTGATATGTCATACGTTAAGCTCTCATCCCCTATAGTCACTTTCTTGTACTTTGCCGTTCCTGTCGTGGGCGTCGTATCTGTTGCTGTCGATGCGGTACTGCCAGTGGTTTCATCGGCTGGTAGGACGGCCTGAGTAATGCCGATGGAGATCACGAAGGCCATGAAACTGACTGGAAGCGAAACTACCAGTACTGAAAAACTCCCCCAGCCTTTAGACCTCAGACGCTTGGCTACTCTCCTGTAAGCAACGATAGCCAAAGCAATGCAAGCTATGAAGAAAAACAATTTGATCACGAATAGTTTCCTTTTTTCAAGACGATACGGTACTGGATGGTAGCACATCCCTACGATTATGATCGATAAAAACGATCGATAATTGATTTACGATCGTTTTTATCTATTAAAATCTATCAATACTCGTAACATCAATAGGTAATGTCGATCGGTATTGCTGAACTAATAAACTACTGATAGCATGATTTTTCTGCATGGAGAGTAACTATATGGATATCAAGGAACTAAGCGAGTCTATCTGCTCGTTTGTGAACTATGACGGGTATTCACCCCTGAGTGAGAACGAAATCACAATCATCTATGAATTTAAGAAACAGCTTTTTGCCAACAAAGGTGATGAGGTTGAACCTCGTGATGTGTTTGTTGAAATGTACTTGAAGCATTATAAACATTAGGTCTTACACTATGGCTACATATAAAATATTCCGTGATGGTGAATTATTCTGTACATTACAGAATCTTAGGACATCTCGAACTGGAAACATGACCGTTATTAGAAAATTATCAGAACTGGATGATCTTTCTAATATACGTGTAGAGTCATGGGCTGAATATAAATGCTACTACATCGATGTGGAAAAACTATTGGGTAAAAAATGATGAAGTACTTTCTTTGGGATTTTTTAAAGAAACACATTGGGATAACACATCTTATCGCTTTCTCACTTGGCGTTATAGTAATCTGTTTCCTTGATGCTTTAGTATTTGAGAAATCTATTGCTGACTGGGTTATTGCTGTCGCTAATGTGTGCATGGCTGGGGCTGCTATAATTGGTCTTATCAAAGCGACTAATTGGTTCGAGTCTAAAAGACAAGACGCAGCATTTAATTACATTAAAAATTTATTGATAAAACATGACAATATCAAATATAGAATAGATAGAATACACTTTGATCTTATTAACATATCATCATTCAATAAAAATGAATCTGAAAAAATAAAAATATCTGATATGATCAAAGAAATAGCATATGATAGTTTGGCCTTAGAACGAGATTTTGATTTAATATCCAGGTGGAATATTAAAATAAAATCAAATGAAGTAAATGATTCATTTAAATGTTTTATACCTTACTGTAATAAAGCATGGGAACAAATTACTCTTTTCTCTAGAGATGAAATGGTAATTACAGCAGAAATTTTATATGGTTCACAAAAAGATTCATCAGAAGAATTAATCAAAATAAAATCTTCCATAGAAACCAAACAAGAAATATTATCTAAAAATATTTTCGACATCTTTGATTTATAGAGAATAACTTGATGAAACACTTTCGTTGGATCATAGTAGTACTATTAACTCCTATATCAATTCTCGCTTTAGCTGTGATCTACAACTCGTTCAAGTTCAGCCAGTTTGAATGGGGAAATATACCTGATCGAGTTATTGCATTTGCTAATATTGTGATGGCTGCTTCAGCTTTATATGCTGCATTGAATGCCAAATATTGGTTTAGACAAAAAACTCACTCATTAGGATTTGAAAAAGCAGAAAGACTCTTAATCCAACTAGATACCATTTATGCTTCAATAAGTGATGATATAGATAAAATGAGTCTATATCACCTTAATATTAAATGTAATAACGACAGCGACGATAAAAATGATGTAAACATACTAAAATATAAGATTGAAAATAAAAAAAATGACTTAAATCAGATAAAGAATGATTTGAATTACCTTTCACGGTGGAATGTAAAAGTAATAGATATTGAATACATTTCACAAGTTTTGGGGAAAATAGAGTCAAATCTTATTTCTTCATCCAAAGCTGTTTTTAATTTAGGTTCATATCATTCATCCGCTGTCGAGGATACATACTACAGAAACTATTTCACTGAAGGATTTGAAAAGCATTATACCGAACTGGAAGAAAGTATCAATGAACTGGACAAATTATATACTGATTTTCAGAAAACGCCTTTTGATAGTATGTTCTCCACACGGTGAAATAGAGAGTTAATTTACTACATCAATCCAATCCCCAGCCACGAGGTGATTTATGTTATGGATACGGAAGGGAAAAATAAAAAACACATCCGAAAAATCAACGATGATCGATAATGAAGTAGATCCATTCATAAACGATTATGTTAATTCTCATCGAGACTATTTCTCAGCGTTACTTGGGAATAGAATAGTAAGTAAAAACACCATTTCTAAAAATGATGTTACAGTACTGAAAGAAGCATATGACAAAGCACATCAAATAAGAAATATCGAAGTTGATCTGTACTGGAAAAGAGCCACCTATTGTTGGACATTAGTAGGAGCTTTACTAACTATTTGTGGGTTGTTATTCTCAGCTTATCTTAAACCTGATGATTTAGATAAGAGAGATAGTACTATACTTATAGCCATTGGTGCTGTTTCATTTATTGGCGTAGTAATTACATATCTTTGTCAGTATATGTCCGTAAGTGGTGAGTACTGGAAGAAAAATTGGGAAACACATATTTCAATGCTTGAACCAATGTTTAGTGGTCGGCTTTACTCGACACATTTAGTATCGAGTAGATATAGATCATCTATTGCTAAGTTAAATTTTTTACTTTTTTTAGTAATCCAAATTAGCTGGCTAATAGTAATAATGTCACTTATCACTATCAAGTTTAAAAATGAGCCTAATTTAATTTCTTTATCCATTTTTTTATTTGGAATAATACACATCACACTGATGATATTATTAACCATTGCTACCGCATCTAAGAACAAACCAATCCATGTCTTTATTACTAATTACGATATAATAATACATGGTGAATTTAAAGTATTAGAGCAAGTTTTAGTAATTTCTATTCGTCTTTTAGGAAAATTGGCATTGGCAATCATTTTTCTTATCGCATTACATCTATGTACATGGATCTTCTTAAGATTCGGCCTTAATATCCCTTTCACGACACCAATTATTTTTTGGGAGAAAACATTTCAATAATATCATTCCAATGAAGATAAGTTTAATTAGTCGATAATTATGTCACAAACACCAACAATGAAAAGCAACTATTAGATCGGGTTGTTCCCTGCGGTCACCTGTCAGTACATACAATAGGAGGCTTAAACAGCCGACGACCTAACAAGGGAGTTTACGACCGCGTAGATACTCACAACGCTTTTAGTGATCCCTTCATAATGAAGTACTTCTACAATCAAAAACAGATACGCAGTGAATGAGCGACTGGAAGTAGCGAATGAGCAAGGCATCTGGTCAGTAACAACAAAGCAATGCGAGTTGTTACTGTTCCATTTTATATATAATCAATCATAAGACGACACGCGAACAAGTCGCCCGTCGTTCACTCACAAAGCCTTGTTCCTTGTTCACTCGCTGTGCTGCGTTCCAAGAGCACAAGGTTTTATTCCTTTTCATAAAAATGTCCCAAAAACCCCCTTATATATACTATAGGTACTTATTGTGACACTTTACTTTTTCACTGTTGATGTTTGTGACAATAGGATTCAAATCTATTCATCATTTCAATTCTGTCTTTTTCGCTAAGATCATTGTTAGTACTGCTATTCAACCACTTCACAAAATCATCCAAGGTACACTCAGTACTTAAAAATCGACTTACACGCTTTCTGTGTTTGTCTGATAACTTATACTCTTTAGATGGCCTACCATTAGATTTAATTTCAATATCATCAATACCAATGTCGATATACTCAACATTATTTGTTAATGATAGTGCCTGTTCTCTATCAAACACATAGACTACCTGTACAGAATCAGCATTATAATTACGAACGCATCCCCTCATTACAAACTGATGTAGTGATTCATACTCTCGTGCTTGATGAATTTCAGTACTGGTAAAACCAAAGAAAAGTTCACACTGCGTTGCTTCAATCTGATAAGGACGCATACATGCCAACCACACACACGTATTGTACTTCTGGTATTCATTCAAACCTCTTGCATCTGGACTAATTCGTTCACCACCTGACAACTTCTGTGAGTCACTGTTATTATTTGTCCAATAGTATTCCTTACCTTCTAAGGTACTGTCTAAGTACTGATATACCTTATCAAGATTTTCCTTGTTATTCTTCTTCCATGTTTTTGACAACATTTTCTTTTCGGAGAAGTAATATACCTTAAGACGATCCTGTACTGGTACTTTTCGTTCAAGCAATCCATCTAATTTTATAGCCGTGAATAATTCTTTATGTGCCATGTATATCAAAGAGTTCTCAAAGTTCGCACTCATGAATGTGATATCTAAATCAATATACTTTTTGAGATCTTTCCATGCTGTAATATTAAGCTGCTCCTTATCAGTACTGAACCAATCTCCATTCATAATGAATATGTCGTTCTCATCGATCATAGTAAATTCTCTCGCCAACCTACTTATGATATCACCTTCAACATCTTTCTTCTTAGCAGTACAGTACTGTTCTTCACCGCCTATAAAATCATAATCCGTAAATACATCATCATGGATAACATTCTTAATGCTTTTAGTTGATTCGTTGATGTTTTTAAATGTATGAAAAGTAGTAACATCATCAATTACTATTTTCCATCCTTTCAATAAATCAATTGATAATCTGAAGAATGTTTTATCACTGATGATTAGTACCCGATTTGTTGGATTCATTAAAAATTGAGTTGAACGATTAAGCACTGACTCATCAATTGAATCAGATATTATAATTCTACTATCTGCAATTAGTTTTGATGTCTGTTCAATGAGTTTGATTGTGTTCTGTACTATGATGTAATTATCATTCGATTGTTCTATTTTCTTACATATTGCAGTAGTTTTCCCTGCACCACACGGTGCTGATAAATATTTAAACATTAATATATCCCTTATTATAATTAGCCAGTATTCCAGTACTGGCTTTTTATTATATAACTTTTTTATACCACTCTTTGTATTCTGGTAATTGATTCTTTATTAGCTTATCGAAAAAATTGCTTTTGACATTTAACTTGTATAGATTACAAATTCGACTAGGTGTTAGTACGTTATTCCTTAATCCGATTAGAATATTTTCATACTGTTCGAATTTGAGATCTATTGAATCTAATTTTTTCTTTCTTTGTACTGATTTGTTTAGTTTCTTTCGATTTGTTATTATCTTCTTTTTGGGTGGTTTCCCCTTTAACTTCGCCTGTGCTGTAACTCTATTGGTCATTACTCCCCCTCAATCATATATATATTGATTAAGTACTGGATTGCTGCTGCTGGTGTTTTTGCTTTACCTGCTGCGATTAGCTTATCAAGTGCCTTTTTTTGTGAATCTGTATAGCGTACTGTTGCCACATTTGTTTTATTTTCCTTCAT